TAGGTGTATTGGCCATCGTCCTCACGCGGCTGGCCGTCCCAGAAGGCGGCTACTTGGCCGTCCCCTGGCGCTTCCAAAAAGACGGCGGCAGCGCCCCGTTGAGGAACCCGGCCAGCAGCGCCCCTTGCAGCGCGTCCTCGAACGCCTTCGCGTCCATGCCGTCCATCACGCCGGGGAGCGACGCCAGGAAGGCCGGGGCGCGCTCCTTGAACCTCTCGACCAGGTCGTCGGCCTCCGGGTCCAGGTCGCCGAACGCCTTCCGGATCGCGGTGTCAATCGGCCGGCGCCAGGCTTCGAGCGCCTCCGTGTCCACCATGCGGCCGACAGTCGCCCAAATCACCTTGTCAATGGCCTTCTGGGCGCCGCGGCCATGGCCGTCGTCGCTCATGGCCATGCGGCCGCCATCGCCGTCCGGACGTCGCATCATCGGGAACGCGCCCATTGGCGGCGGCTCCGGCTCGCGCTCGTCCAGCTCCACGCCGTAGGTGTCCATCACGTATTCGCGGGTCAGCTTGCAGCCCGCGGCCGCGGCGATCTTCGCGTCGCGCTCGGCGCGGACGTTCAGGTCCTCGGCCTTCTCGCAATCGATGACAAAGCGCAAGTCGCGGGTGTCGGCGAGGCCGTATTTCGCCTGGCACAGCCAGTCCACCAGCCGGTTCTGTATGACTTCCTCCAGCATGGCGCAGTCCGCCTCAAGGATGTCCTGGCGGACTTCCTCCTGCATGCCGCCCCGGGACAGGCCGCTGCCCCGGTCGCTCGAAGCCAGCTGCCCCAGAACCACCAGCGTCATGAGCTCGTCGCAATAGCGCTGGTGCAGCTCGTAGGCGTCGTTCCGCCCGATCGAGCTCAGGAGCTGCATCTCGGTCTCGGTGGTGCCGACGCCTGCGCCGCCGGAGCGCACCGCATGCAGGGATTCCATGAGCTCCTTGCGCTTCTTCGGGTCGCCGAAGTCCCCGGAGGGTATCTTCGCCAGCAGGAAGGGCATGCCGAAACGCTCCAGGAAGTGGTTCCAGTCGGTGAAGGCCGCGTACTTGAACAGGTGCAGCCAGAGCAGCGTGCGCATCAGCCCCATGCGGCAGGGCAGGCCGGCGGCGCCGTCGTTGACCAGGAACAGGATTTGCGCGCGGTGGAACTCGACCAGGGGGATGGGCTGCCCGGCCGCGCTGGCCAGGGCCGGGTTGCCGCCCTCGTCGAAGAGCCAGCGGTCGTTCGAAATCGGCCGGAAGCCCGTGACCGCCGCGCCGCCCTCGGCCCAGTCCACCGCCACGCCGGCATAGCCGTGGCCCACGGCCGCCAGGAGCCAGCCCATGGCCTTCTGCAGGCCGGCGCCCGCCAGCATCCGGGTGATTTCCTCGGCGACCTCCGGCTGCCCCTCGCTCTGCACGCGCCAGGGCTTGGAGAGCNCCGCCAGCCGCCGGGTGTTCAGGTGGGCGGCGAGGATCGGCTCCTTCTCCAGCAGCGTCGGGAACAGCGCGGCCTGCTCGCGCGGGTCGCCGGCGTCGGCGTCGTTGATGATCTGGACGAGGCGGTCAGGCTTCAGGCGGTACTTGGCCGCCTCCAGAAAATAGGAGACGGACGCCAGCTTCAGGTCGTCGGACTTGTCGGCCCCGGTCAGGGCGCGGCGGCGGGCGGCGCGGGAAAAGCGCAGGATCGTCTGGGCGAGGGACATTTTGGGGCGCTCCTTGGAAAAAAACGCACTGGCGGGAAAATAAATCCTCTGCCAGTGCGCCGGGCGTCAACCAAAACGGCACTTGTCTCAGAAATACTTCGACCATGCGGCGGCGCCGTCGTCGCGCCAGGCGGACGCGCCCTCGACCTTGTATTCGCGGGGCCTGTCGGCCTCCATGGCCATGTAGCGCAGGGCGTCCATGGCGTGGTCGCGGTCCTGCTTCGGCACCTCCTTGGCGTTGCGCCCCTCCTTGGGTTCCTCCCAGCTGTAGTCGTAGAGCTCGGCGATGGTGTTGATGCAGTCGCGGGAGATGTACAGCCGCGGCCTTCCGTCGCCCGCGGGCATGAAGCGCTTCTGCACGGCCTGGATGCCGGTGTAGACGTCGTTTTTCGCCTCTTCGTTGCTGATGCCGTTCAGGTTCAGGAACTCGCGCGCCTCGGCTCCGGCCGGGTCGGCCACCGTCGCGAAATGCCCGCTCTCGGCCGCCTTGATTTCCTCGGCCAGGTCGGCGATCTGGGCGCCGGCCCGGTAGAGCTCGCGATAGACCCAGAGCCGCCCGTCGCCGTCCATCGCGCCCCAGAGGCAGCAGAACGGGTTGGTGAAGCCGAAGTCGATGGCGCGCAGGCGGCGCCAGTTCGCGCTACCATGCGGCAATTCGTCGAAGCAGTGCACGTCCGGGTCGAACATGTCGTAGACCGCGCCCTCATTGCTGCACCACTCGCCCATCAGCATCCGGCGCCGCATCACGCCCGGGAGCGCCTCCAGCGTCGCGATGGTGTCGGCCGGCAGGTACGGGTTGTCGTACGGCGTCCATGACAGCCTCGCCCACGTCGCCGCGTCCGGAAGCGGCTTCTGCTCCCGCGCGTCCGCGCCCGAGGGCAGGATGTTCTGCACGCCCACCTGGTGCAGCCAGTGCAGCGGCCCCTTGGGGTTGCAGTCGAGGATCAGCTTGCGGGCCGCCCCGGGGATGTTCTGCGAGAGCCGCGTCAGGACCTTGGTGACCGTGTCCCAGCTGACCTGGGTGGCCTCGTTGATGAAGATGTGCAGGTACTCGTCCCCCAGGATCTTGTCCACCCGCTCGGCGTCGTCCAGCCCGCCGACGCGGATCATCGAGCCGTTCGGGAACCGCGCCTCCAGCGTGCTCTCGTGGTAGCGCGCGCCGCACGTCCCCGGCGGCAGTATCTTCTTCAGGCTCAGGTTCCAAATCGTCGTCCGCGCATGGTCCAGCCGCCACCTCGCCACCAGGACGCGCGCCCCCGGCCGCGACAGCGCCTCCTTGATCAGCCAGACCAGGATCACGTCGGTCTTGCCGCTCCGCGCGCCGCCGTCGAACAGGATGCGGCGCAGGGCCGGGTCCTCCAGGAGGGCCCAGCCCCGCTTCTGCTTCGGAAACAGCTTGTAGCGGCGAGGCTTCATGTCTCGATGATGAACACGCTGCACTGCTGCTGCGTCTCCGGCGCGGCCTTCTCGGTCAGCCCCAGGAGCTCCAGCGCCCGCATGTCGTCCTTCAGCTTGATCTTGACCTTCATGCCGTTCGGCGTGTCCTCCTGGGTCATCTCCTGCACCGCCGCCGACAGCGTCGGGTCGGCCACCTTCGCCGGATCGATGCGCCCCGACTCGTCCAGGTAGTCGGAGAGCTTCGCCGTCGCAACTGCGGCCAGGCGCCGGATGGCGTCGCGGGCGTGGAGGCGCTCGATCTTCAGCGCCTCGTCGTCCAAATAGGCGATGCGATTCTGGACGTCAACATTCCTCAACAGCCGCTCGGCCGCAGAAGCGGCGATTTCCGGCGTCTTCGGCTTGTACCCTGCCGCCCTATAGGCCCCCGCCCCATTGCGCCGGAAATCGCCCGTGTAGGCCAGGCAAAACGATTCCCAGCGCACATTGCGCAGGCGCCTCGCGCCGTCGTGGGCTTTTTCCGGGGTTCGGGTCATGGCTTGGCTTTCCCCTTAATCATGTCGCGCAGCTCCGGCTGGAGGGCGCCGGAGCGCAGGGCGTTGCGCTTGGCCGCGATGATCTTCTTGGCGGCCCGGATGTCGCGGTTCCAGACCTCGATGCACTGCCGCCGCGCCTCCTCCATGCGGGCGAGGTTCTCCTCGGCCTCGAACAGCTCGTCATGCAACCGGAGCCTGGCGCGCATGTCAGACCCGGAGCCGAAAGGCGTTTGCGACGGCGTTTGAGACTTCAATTTGGCTTGTTCATCCATCGGGTGGCCTCCTGGCGCGTCCTCTCAATCTTCCGGATATTCTCGACGATGACCTGGGTTCCGACGGCCTCCTCATCCAGTGGCGCCGCCGCTCCGCCTATGGCCTCGCCCAGGTGCGGCCAGCGCTGCGAGATGGCGAGGACGCGCTTGTGGACGGCCTGCTTGGTCATGCCGAGCCGCCCGCCGATCTCGGCGAGGGACAGGCCCGCCATGCGCCCCAGGAGCACGCCGCCGTTGACGGCGTCGTCCAGCGCGACGTCGGCCGCAAGGCGAAGCGCCTCCCGCACCATCGACGCCGCGACGGCGTACGCCTCGTCCGCGCCCGGCTCGGCCGGGTCGGCGCCGTAGGGCGGCCCCGCCGATTCGTCCGGCGTGGTGGCCAGCATGTAGTCGAACTGCGAAATTCTTGTCATCGCCGCGGTTTTTCCTCCTGCCAAGGCGGCGGGCGTCAACCAATCCGGGGCGCCGGCGCCTGCCCGGTGATATTATAGCTTCTTTTTTTCAGGCTTCAAAAGACAAGCTGACGAAGTGCAGGCATTTTCGCGGAAAAAGGGAAAGAAAAGCCCCGGTGCCGCAATGCGACGCCGGGGCTTCCCAAGGGACACAGCTTCACTTTTTCAGGGTCTTTGCAAGCTCTTTCAGGACGCATCTTGTCTCGTAGATGTAAACCGCCGTCTCGCGGGTGCTAAAAGCCGTCTCGGCCAAGAAGGATATGATCTGCGACGCGATGATGAAGACCACGCCGGAGACGATGAAGCCAAAGCCCCCGAAAAGGCCGAGGGCAAGCCCCGCGGCCGCCCAGGCCGGACCATGAGTGCCCCCGGCAAACATCAAGGCCAGGATATACAAGCCCCCTATGCACAGGAGGGCATATCCGATAACCCCGAGCAAAATGCTTGTGAACGGCTGCGAGAACCGCCTCGGCAGCACGGATGCGGCGGAGCCGGTCTCCGGGGGCCCCCCGGCTGAATAGACGGGCTTGGGCCCGTTGTCCGGGGGCAGTTCAATGGGCGGCTTGCGCGGCCATACGGGGGTGTCGGATTCAAGCGCCATGTCAACGCTCCTTTGCTTGGGTTCGTTTTTTGCATCGAGGCCTCGGGGGATTAGTGCGGCACCTACTATAGCGCAATCGGACGGCATGGCAAGCGGCAGCCGCCCTACGGCCATTCCCCGCCGCCGTCCCAGGGGTCGATGCGCCACTGCCTGTCCTTCGCGTCCCAGGTGGCCATGACGAAGCGGAAGCCGCGGCCGTCCCATTCGAGGGCGGCGCGCCTGTAGCGCTCGACGCCCTGCTCCCATCCGGGGCCGCGGTAGCCGCCCTTGACCTCGAAGACGTGGACGGGGCCGCCCTCGGGCAGGGCGAGGAAGTCGGGGGTGTAGGTGCCGCCGCCCTTCAGCTCGAAGAACCGGGGCGGCTGCGGCAGGATGACGAGGCGGCCGGGGGCGCGCAGGAGCACCTCGCGGTGGAAGCGCGCCTCGGTCTTGTTGCACTTCTCCAGCCGCGTGGCCTCCCGGACGACCTTCCGGCCCGGCGGGGCCGAGGCGGCCGCGGCGGCCTTGGCGGACTTTGGCGCCGCAACGCCCGTCTCCACGGACAAATGCGGATTCAGGCGCAAAAAGGCGGCGGAGGCGCCCTCGACGATTGAAGAAGCTGTGGGTCGCTTGCGGGACATGGCTTCCTTTCAGGGCTGCGGGGCCTGTTAGTTAGATAGGTAGATGTGCCCTTATATATACATATATTTATCTAACTAACTAACTAACGTCATATAGATAGATAAGTAGTACCACCCCCTATAAATGGGGGTACGTGCTTTTATCTATCTTGACGTAAGGCGTAGCAGTTTACTCTTTTACCTTCCGTATTAAGCTTTTTGGCCTCAAATTCACCGGTCATCTTGATGTGACTGTTGAGCAGCCTTCCGAGCCCCACTGGCGACAGCTTCAAGTTGGCCGCCTCTATCAGCTGCTGGGCCGTGTACCACTCTCCCGGCTGCATGGCCTGCCTGACTTTGGTGATGGCGTCGCCGCGGGCGGCCTCCCTTGCCTCGGCGGCGGCCGTCTTCTCGGCCTCCTCGGCCGCGGCCTTCTCCTCCTGCATGGCGGCGAGGTCGTCGGCGTTCAGCGGTGCGCAGTACCAGTCGTCGAAGACGAAGTGGAGCTTTTCGCCTGCCCTGGTGTGGTTGGACTTGCGGCATTCGAGGGTGAAGACCTCGGTCTTGGGGTCGCGGGTGATGATGAACACCTGGCGGTAGATGCCGGCGTTGGCGGACGAGCCGGAGTACTCGAGGCCGGCCTTGTTGGTGTGCGAGATCATGACCCACTGGCACCGGGCCTCCTCGCAGAAGCGGGTGAGGAGCGAGCCGAAGGCGTTGACCATGGCGCGGTCGTTCTCGTTCTCGGGGAAGAACTTGGACGCATGGTCGGCGACGACGAGGGTGACGCCCCTCTCCCTGACCCGTTCGAGGAGCAGGCGGTAGCCGGGCCCCTCGACGAGGCGGCCGGACTGGCGGCTCCTGAGGCAGAAGGCGAAGTCCTCCCCGCCGAGGTACATGAACTCGGCCTCGTGCTCCTTGTCCCCCTCCGGGTTGATGCGGCTTGTGTTGCGGCTGGCGCGGTGGAAGAGGTCGTCGACGGAGTCCTCGAAGGTGATGTAGAGGCCCTTGACCTGGGTGGTGGGGAGGCCGAGGAACGGCCTGCCGAGGCTGGCCTCGCGGCAGAGCTGCGCGCCCAGGAGGGACTTGGCGGTGCCGGGGGCGGCGGCGATCATGACGGGCTGGTGGGTGTGGGGGATGAGGCCCTGCACGAGCCACGGCCGGGGCGGCGGCTCCCTGCCGATGAACTGGGCGAAGCTGCCGCAGACCGGGTTCCACTTCCCCTCGGCCTCGGCCCGGGCGTCCGAGTTGGCCAGCGCCGAGACGGCGGCGAAGGAGCGCTCCTCGCCGGCCGCGCCGAAGTCGCCCATGTCGGCGTAGGCGGAGTGGATGGTGGCCTTCACCTCGCGCTCCGGCAGGTCGGCGACGAAGTCGGCGCCCTCCAGGAGGATTTCCCAGGCGGCCTCCTCGGAGACGCCCTCCTTGCAGCACTCGCGCGCCATCTGGTAGAGGTTCTCGTTGCGCTCGCCCTCTGCGACGGGCGGCCACTGGCCGACGAGTTCCCGGGCGGCGGCGAGCTTCGCCGGCGTGTCGGGCACGATGTCCGGCGGCGGCGCCGAGCCGCGCCGGCGCGGCTGCCAGGGCTTGCCGTACGCCTCCTTGAACCATTCCGGCAGGGGCGCTACGGGGCC